CCGGAGGATCTGGTCAAGTCCTACAATGAGTTGCGCGGGAAGCTGCGCGACAAGCTGGAGGCGCCGGAGGCGTACACGCTGCCGGAGAATCTGGGCTACGAGCCGCCGGAAGGGCTGCTGACGGCCCTGAAGGGCGCGAACGTGACGCAGGCCCAGGCCGAGGCCGTGCTGGCCGCGCTGGACCAGACGTTGATCCCGGCGCTGGCGGAGCAGACCAAGCAGGCCGAGCTGAAGGCGCTCGCCGCCGAGTGGCAGGTGCCGCCGACGGAGCAGTCGTTCAAGGACCGGCAAGCCCGGATCTCGGCGTGGGCGAAGGCCAACCTGCCGCCCGAGGTCGTCAGTGCGCTGGCGTCCAGCTCCAAGGGCGTGCTGGCGCTCGAGCGCATGATGCAGAGCAGCGCCAAGGGCGGTCAGACTACGCCGGTCGGCGGCGACGGCGCCGTGTCGGTCACGATGGCCGACGTGAACAAGTGGGTCGCCGACTCGCGGTACGGCGTCGACCTGGACTACACCCGTTGGGTCGAGGAGCAGGTGGCGGCGGCGACGAAGAACGGCCCCTTGCGTTGATGCACAGATTCGGATATGCTGATGAGTGAGAACACCTACCCTCGTGTAGCGGCCTAACCCTCAGCGGCCCCGCGAAGCGACGGTTGCGGACCCCGCGACAGCGGCACAATCCCTCGTAGGACTCAGGTTTTCCCAAACTTGAATCGACGGAGGAATACACCATGTCGATGAGCGTCCCGCAGAGTTTCGCGATTCTTTTCACCGCCGAAGTCCACCACCTGTATCAGCAGGAAGGCTCGGTTCTCCGCGGTCGCGTCCGCAACCGCATGATCACCGGCAACGAGAAGGCGCGGTTCCACCGCCTCGCCGCCGGGGTCGCCAGCACCAAGGCTCGCCACGCCGACGTCCCGCTCCAAGATCTGACCCACGACTACGTGGAGGTCAGCCTCACGCCGTACTACGCCGCCGAGCTGATCGACGACCTCGATCAGGCGCAGACCAACGTCTCGCTGCGGTCGGAGTACGCGCGGGCGATCTCGAACGCGATGTCGCGCAAGATCGACGACGTGATCATCGCCGAGCTGGCGAACACGACCACGACCGAGACGGGCAACTACAGCGCCCGCCTCACGTTCGACTACATCCGCGAACTCAGCCGGCGGATGACCGAGGCGAACCTGCCCCGTCAAGGGCGCAAGATCGTCATTGGCCCCGAGCAGGAGGAGGACTTCCTCGGCCTGCTGACGTCGACGGGCAGTCACCCGATCACCACGTCGGCCGACTTCGTCAACGACAAGCCGCTCGTCTCCGGGCAGGTGCCGCGCACGTTCATGGGTTTCGAGTGGATCATCTCCACCCGCCTGCCCGTACCGTCGACCAACCAGCGCCGGTGCTTCGCGTGGCACGACTCGGCGATCGGTCTGGCCTGGGGCCGCGACGTGACCCCCAGCTTCGACTGGCTGCCGCTGAAGGACGCCTGGCTCGTCAAGAGCAAGATGCTCCTCGGCGCCAAGATCATCGAGGACGCCGGCGTCATCCCTCTCCACCTGTCCGAAGCCTAAGAGGAGGCACGAACCATGGCACTCACCCGCGCAAATCTCGCGGTCGTCGCGCAGGCGGCCACGAACACTCACAAGTGGAAGCTGTGGCTCTACGAGTCGGCCGGCGACGCGCTCGCCACGATTCTCGGGGCCGGCTACTTCGGCGACGTCGTCGCCGAGGAGGTCATCGAGACGAACGATCTCATCCTGTGCATCGGCACGGATGGCGTCACGCTGGGCCGCTTCACGGCGGTCACGGTGGCGGCGAACATCATCGTCAGCGACCTCTCGACCGGCGGCGGCGCGCAGGCGGCCATCGCCAGCCTGACCGACAGCACGGGAGGTTCGGCGGACAACACGCTGGCCAACCTCGCCGACGGCGCGACCTACGCGAACGACCACGCGGCGATCGAGAACAACTTCGCCGATCTGGCGGCGAAGGTCAACGCGATCCTCGTGGCGCTCCGGGCTGCCGGCATCATCGCCACCTGACCCTTAGCCCGGCCCCCTTCGGGGGGCTGGGCCTTTTGAATGTATGATCCCGCGGAACAAAGTCAGCATCGTGTCCGCTGCGCTGGTCCGGTTGGGCGAGTCGCCGATCGCCAGTCTCGACGAAACGCGCACGGCCGTGCGGCAGGCAAACGCGCTGTACGACGGCATTCGGATGAACATGCTGGCGTACCCGTGGCGGTTCGCGCTGCGGGAGGAGCAACTGACCCCGCTGGCCGACGAGACGACGCCGAACATCGACACGCTGTACGCGCACGGTTACGCCATGCCGGCCGACGTGATCCTGACGTGGGGGCTGACCAGCCGGGTGCCGTTCGGGGTGTACGGTAGCCAGATCTGGTGCGACGACAACGACGCCTGGTTGATCTACGTCAAGGACGTCGACAACCTGATGCCGTCCTACTTCGCCATGGCGCTCGAGATGGCGCTGACGGCCGCGCTGGCGATCCCGATTACCGAGAGCAGCGCCAAGGCGCAGCACTTCGACCGCCTGGCCGCGCTGGAGATGCGCAAGGCCCGCGCCGTGGACGCGCAGTCCGCGTGGTCCCTGTCGGTCCCGCTGCACGAGTTGGTGCTGCGCTGGCCGACGGTGCGTTGATGCTGGTCGTCAACCCTCACTTCCGCACTGGCCTCGTCGACGACACGTTCCGCTACCGCGCGGACTGGCAGGAGTTTGCCACGGCGCTGCTGGAGAACGTCAACTGGGACATTCTCGAGAGCGGCGCTGCGCGGCGCCGCCGAGGATTCGCCCGCGCGCCGGGGGCGAACGACGCGGACTGGACCAAGACCGGCGGTTGGAACCCGGCCTACGACGTTGGCATGATGCCCTTCACCCGCTCCACCGGGCAGGAATACGTCGTGCTGGTCGAGCGGAATCCGGCGGCGCCGACGAACATCGCGATCCGAGTGTATAACCCGTCCGGCGCCGGGTCGTTCGAGACGGTCACCGGCAGCCCGATCGCCGCGGTCGGGTCCACGGGAGTGACGGACCTGCAGTACGCGCAGGTCGGAGACAGCCTGTTCTTCATCCCGGCGTCGTCCGCCACCACGATCGACTACGTGTACCGCCTCTACTACTCCGGCGGGTTCAACTTCGAGAAGGTGCAGGCGTCGATCGAACTGACCGGGCTGTGGTCCGGTGCGGCGGCGGCCAACACGATCGAACCGACCTTCCTGGGCGATTGGGCGCTGGACCCTGCGGCGGCAACGCCAACGGAGGTGCAGATTACCGGATCGGCCGCCGCGGCCAACTTCGCGGTGCCCGCCAAGGAGTTGTCGATCGCCGGCGGCGTCGGGGACGACATCTACATCGAGGGGTCGTGGCGGAACATCACGGCGATCAACGGTTCTGGCGGCGCGCCGCCGAACCAGATCACGTTTGCCGGCGCGGCGCTGACGGAACACATGGCGAACGCGCGTATGCGCTTTCGGTACGACACGTCGTTCGCCGACATCAACGCGATCTATGCGCGCGCCTTGACGTTCTTCGAGGGCCGCCTGTGCTTGGGCCGGTCGCTGCACATCCGCCACATCCCGCGCCCGTTCTTCGAGGCGCAGGGCGGCCCGACGCGCTTGCGCTGCTCGCGGTCCAACGATCCGTTCCTGCTGATCCCCAGCCCCTACAACGCCTACGAGGACAGCCCGATCGACGTCGAGTTGTCGGCGCCGCAGTTGCGGTCGATCACGTGGCTGGCCGGCGGCCGGGTGCTGTACATCGGCGGGGCGAACGGCGTCGTCGTGGTCAAGGCCGGCCTGACGCCGCAGTCCATCCAGACGGTCACGATCGACGCGATGGGCACGTGCTCGACGCCGCCGGTGGTGGAGCAGTCCGGCATCATCTACATCGACAGCTCGCGCAACGCGCTCGTGCGACTGCGGTACAACGACGGCACCGACGGCTACCGCGGCGACGTGCTGAACGGGCAGGTCAGCGAGAAGATCAACGGGTTCACCCGCGTGGTGCTGTCGTCGGGCAAGGAGGGCGGCATCCGCCGGCTTTACGCGCTCCGCAGCAACGGCACGCTGGCGTCGTGTGGCCTCGACGCGGAAGGGAATGCATTCGGCTGGACGATCTACGAGATCGGGCCGGGCGATGGGACGTTCGAGTTCGTGGACATCTGCGACCTGAACGGGCGCCTGTACGCACTCGTGAAGTCGAACGGCCTCGGGCTGGGCGACCGCAAGTTGCTGGTGCGCATCTTCTCGGCCGATGCGGATTACGTCGGCGACTTCGCGGAGACGACTACGACGACCGGCGGCAGCCCGCCGAACTTGCGGGTGACGAACGACGAGTTGAAGGACTGCGTGGTCGGCGTGGTGTCGGGGTCGGTCAACCTCGGCGTGTTCAAGACCGACGCCAGCGGGTACATCCTCAACGAGAACGACGAGCCGCTGAAGTACAACGCCGGGCCGCCGGCCACGGGCCTCTACGACGTGTCGAGCGTGACGGTGTACCGGATCTTCGAGTCGCGCCTGCGGCCGACGCCGGCACTTCCCCAGCGCAACGACGGGGCGGGGTTCGGCCGCAACCACCGCGTGAACAAGGTGTTCCTCGGGCTGATGAACACCCGGCAGGTCAAGATCAACAGCGCGTTGGTGCAAGACCCGGCGCCGCTCGGCGGCAGTGTCCTGCAGGAAAAGGCGGCGATCACCGGCTGGCGCGATGTCGGAGTCACGGGATTCGACGATGACAACGATGTGGTGATCGAGGCGTCCGGGGTGTACAATGCTACCATCGTGGGCCTCAGCAGGGAGGTGGTTTGATGCCGGCGGCAGCAGCAGTAAGCGCGGCTCTCATGCTCGCCAAGCTGGGGGTCAACACGGCCCAGCGGGTGCGGCAGTACCGCGACGCCCAGGACGCCACGGAGCGGTCGCTTGCGGAGGCCCGGCAGCAGGCCGCGGACCTCGCCCGGCTGTTCGGGATGCGCTCGATGGTCCGGGCCGAGGAGGCTGCGTCGGTGGTGTCTGCCCAGCAGGCCATGATGGCGGCGCAGGGTGTGTCCGGCGGCGCCACGCGCACCGGGCTGGCGACGCAGGCGTTCCGCGACATGGCGGTGGAGTTCGAGGGCGACGCCATCCAGACGCGCCAGCGGATGCGGGAGATCAGCGACGAGATGCGGGAGGCGCGGGCCTTCCTCGACGAAGCGCGCGAGTCGGCGATCTTCGGGACGCTCAACGAGGCGTTCGGTGTCGCGGCCGGCGGAATGGAGGCCGGAGTTCAGATCGGCGAGCGCGTGCTCCAGAACCGTCTGATCCGCAACCCCGACCTGCTGTCGCCGGAGGGCTAAGTGGCACGCCGCGAGCGAGCGCCGGAGTACGGCACCCCGCAGGTTCCGCAGGGGATCATCGGCAGTGTCCAGCCGCCCGGAGGCCGGACGCGCAGGTTCTCCATGCTCGACACGTCCCCGTTGTCGAGCGCGCTGCTGAACATGCAGGAGGAGTCGAACCGGCGGCTGAAAGAGCAGTTGGAGCCGGTACTGTTCCAAGCCGGGCAGCAGGAGGAACGCCGGCGGCGTGCGTCCGCTCAGGCCGATCCCGACGTGCCGGATGTTCCGACGCTGCGCGGCCCGAACCGGCGCCTGCTGGCACTGGACAGCGCCTACCAGGCCATGTACGACGCCGGCCGAGGCTATGCGTTCGCCACGCACGCGGTGGAGTCGCACGCGAAG